TAGAACCACCAAACCTCGTGAAACGACTCGTTTGTACCCGCTATAACCTGCTCGTACTGTTGGTGGTTAAAGTCATCAAAGATAAACTTACGCAGGTCGCAGCGGAGAGGCTGCGTGCGCCCGTCATATTTGTAGAACTTGTCGTTACCCATCCAGTAAGCTACGCCATTGGCGTATGCCACGGCGTTCTGCGAAGCGATGGACATATTTTCCCCGACGAGCTGCGCGCCCCATACAGCGGGGGCGCCCTGATACTGCAGGGAGTAGAGCGCGGCGTCCGTCCATACCAAGATTTCCTGACGGGACTGCGCGGCGGTGATGATCTCGGTGCCCCGAGACAGGCGTAAGCTACCCGCTTGGTTTGTCGCTGCAGGTGTCCACTGCACGGCGTTTTCTTGGTCAGACCAGCGGATCAGCATCGGGTCTTGGATGACGCTACCTAACTCGTTACAGCCCATAGCGAACACAAATCGACTGACGTCCGAGATTGTAATGAAATTCTGTATGGTCGGCACATTCGACGCGCCGGAGAGTGATGAAGCAAGAACCCCACGAGAGGCTAATCCGCCCGTCGCATCCCAGTAATATATGCCGCCGCCGCGTGGCCCAAAGATCAAGTCTTCGCCGAAGTTAGACTGGCTCCACAGGCGCAAGGAGTCCGTAGATGAGGCGCCAATACCCCAAGTGCCAGACCCCCAAGTAGACGCACCCCAGCCAGTAAGCGGCACGGTAAACGCCGGACCAATATTGATCTGATATGCCGCGGTGACCGACCCGCCGCCCGTCGCGCTCGACGTCGCTGCAGTGCCTACGTCGATTGTGTAGGTTCCCGCACCGGTAACTGTGAGTTGGTACTCACCATCCACGGTCACGCCGCCAACGGCTGTGGCCCCGCTAAACGTTACGAAATCTCCGTCGAGATACCCGCCAGCTGCGTCAGTAACTTCGACAAGCGACGAACCCGCAGTGGTTTCGAATGGATTAGTTAAGGCTACTGTTGCACGTAGCGGGGTGATGTCATTGTACGCACCGCCCTGCTCGATATAGAACTTGAGGTTAGTGCCTACGCCTAGCAAGTTCTGACTGCCAAGCGTAATCCAATTCCACAACGAGCGGCACACACCTTGGAATGTCGATACAGAAATACGCTGCCACCCGCCAATCTTTTCTGGCAGGCCCTGACGGAACCGGATTTTATCGCACTCGTACCAGCGGCCCTCGTTGGTGTAGCTGGTGTTCTCTCGGTTAACCCCCGGTTGGAAACGTATGTTCTGTAGCGGCATGTCTCACCTCACATGGTGTCGCCAAAAATGCTTGGCAGTGTGGTTACTTGGATAGAGACACTTTGCTTCAGATTCAGCGGTTCTCCACAGTCGGAGCAGGTATCCGCAGCCAATTCGGCCTCATCTACGTCGTACCCGCAGTTCGAGCATACGTGCTCGATTGTGTGCGCCGGTTCGACGACACCGTTCTCTAGCGTGCGTGGTTCGTTAACAACTTTCATATCATTTACTCCCGCACAGTCTGTCGTACGTCTCGTTATGCACCGTTGTATCTACCAACAGCTCTCTGTCATTATTTAACAGCCAGTCTACAGTATCCTGACTGGAAAAGAAATGCGGCTTCGCTACATCGCAGTAGCTATCCGTCATTCTTATCCCGCACCCAGCGAGAAGCGCGCTGGCGCAAGCTGTTATCATCAAGGCTTTCCACATACTCTTCGACCTCCTTGGCGGTACGAATCTGGTCCAGCCGCCGTTCTTTTTCTTTGGCTTCGGCTTTTTCCAGCGCCGCTTTGATTCCCGCACTGCGCCAACCTAGCAAACCAAGCACGATGCCCACTGCAATCATGCCATAAATCTTAAATCGTAGTGGGATTAGTCCGATCATCTTACACCATCCGCCCACTTCTTGAGGCGCTCCCGCATGATCCACAGACTAAACAGCACACCAACTCCAACAAACCCTAACACGATATACTGTGCGTATCCATCGAGCGCCGTAATAGCTGTGATAGCCGCACCTGCCTTAGTCCCAATATCAAGCGCACTGGCCTGCATGGTCTTAGATTGTGCGGGTGAGGTACGCGGCGGTTTCGGCGTAGGTTTTGGTGTAGGTGCTGTTTGATTTAGCCAGCTGTCTACTTGGAATGTAGGGCAGGCTTTGGCGTTCGTTACGTCGTTATGCCCGATTACTTTCGTAATAGCAGGGAACTCCATTTTGAGCTGCGCAAGCAACCGACGCAGTGCACGGTCTTGTTCTGGAGTAAAGTTCTCGTCGAAGTCATCATCCGCTGCACCGCCATGGCCCCCGAATAGGCTGACCCCGATGCTGGTTTTATTGTGCCCTTTTGCGTGGGCACCTGAACGCTCAACGGGGCGTCCATCTATAATAGTTCCATCACGGTCAATGAGGTAATGATACCCGATGTCTGACCACGATCTAGGTGGCTCGGTGTGCCACTTACGGACCTCATCTACTTTTTCCTGTGCAGTGTGGCCTTCCAACCAGTTTGGGCGCGTAGCAGTGCAGTGCACGATAATTGTGTCTATTTTTCGCATTCTATATACCTCTCCGCTATTTTGCGGTGTTTCGTTATTATAACAACTTTTCCCCGCTTGTCATATACCACGTATTTTCCAAGCCTGTTGAAGACCATCTTCACCATCGCCCAACGTATTTACCTAAGAAGAAAATACCCAATACCGCACCTGTCGCGACTAATACTACTATGGTTGCGATCTGTAGCTTTTCTATAAATTCTTCTTGCTTTTTTATGGCGGCTTTCTTCGCAGCCTGTCGTTGTTTGCGTGCTTCGGCTTGCCACTGCATCCACCTATCCCATTGGCCAGGTCTACCATACAAACGGATATAAGACTCGAGTTCCTTACGTTGTTCTCTTATTTTTTCAAGCTGTTGAAATTCTTCCCAGTCCCCTTCGGCACCGCCTGTAATGGCAGTCAGTGGACTGTTCTTCTTTTTCTGTACTGCGTCTTTGAGTTCTTCTTCTGCGGTAAGAAACTTCCCCACAGATGACATAAGGTCTGCGCCTTCGCGCCCATTCTGAATACATGTGCGAATTACGCTATACGCCGCGTTAGCTGCCGCAATGGTTTCCAGAATAGCCATTATACCTCACTACAGTCACCGATTCCGCAGTTGCTCTTCCAAGTGCTTGATCGTTGCATTCGCTGCAGCCAGCGCAGCCTTTACTTCTGCCATCTCTTTTAGCAGCTGTTCGACCTTTTCTCTGAGGTCTTTATTTTCTTGTTGCAACGTATCCACTTGAGCCTTCAAACTTTCACGAAATTCTGCCTTATCTGCGTTGTCGGCTGCTTTCGCTTCAGCCGACAGTTTTGCCTTTGTTTGCATCCACTGCCATAGACCCCCGGTTCCGAGGATACCAATGGCGGCAACTATAATCGGTGTCCAATCCATCACTTCCCCTTCATTCGGTCCATCTCTAGCATTTGGCGCGTAACGAGGTTAGCCAAGAACAACCCCCACGCTATCATACTAAACACTACCATAATTTTTGTTTGCATGTGAGAACGAAGCGCATTGCTATCGTCGAACATATTAAATGTCGAAAAGTAAAACGCACCCGTTACGATTATAGACATTGTAGTTAGTAACATGACCCTACGCCGCGCTGCGGGCGACCACCAAATCGTAGCTATTATGCAGGCTACTCCGGTGAACTTCCACACAGTGGCGGACAGGGTAAGCCAGCTGTCCATAGGAAAAAGGCCCGACAGTACGAAGCTGAACAGACCAAACAGGAGGAACTGAGCGGGGCTATCTGAGTGGACAACCGCGTCCAATGTCTCCTGCACGCGTGTCATTTTCTTACCTTCGATGCTGCTAGAAGCAGAGGGCTAGTCGTTGCACAGATATTCACGACGGTCCAGACGTTATCCATGACGGACCCAAGCATTCTGATCTCGTTGATAATCGCGTAAATCCAGCTCGTTTGAGCGACAATGAGTGCCAATGCACAGACCCAAGCCAGAATCCAGCCCAGCTTCTCGTCGAGCGTCTCGGCTTCCTGAATAGGTCGTATCAGGTAATACAGCCCGAATACGGCAATAAGAATAGGCAGCACATCCACGCCACCTGAAAAGTCGTTAAGCCAAGACCAATCCATCACTTACGTTCCCTATCTAATCGTTCCCATGTTACGCACTCGCGCGCGATTTCCTCACGGGTTCTGTTCAATAGTATTTGAACGCGCTGCAGTTCAGACCACATAAACCGTAGGATAAATGCAGCAATGCCGAGTCCCGCGGTCAGTAGTATGTTCCACAGCGCGTCCATGTATCATTCAGCCGCCACTTCTTGTGGAGCTTCTTCTGTCGCCTCAAGCGACGAAGTGAGCATATTAACGAAGGCCTCGCGGCCCACGTTCAGTTGGTCGAGGTTAAACTGAGCCGATCGCATCTTGCGATCCAGATCGTTAATGTGATTGATAATCACCTTCTGCTGATCTGTCAGTTGGTCCTCGGTGTAGTCAGTGCCGTTGATCGTGATGACGGGTGCTTGTTTCTCGGTCATCGTAATCTCCTTTTCAGTTGGGGTTTACCACGGAGTGCCGCTGGCTTCCGTGGGGTTCTTCTGGTTCTCGATGTTTGCAGCGAGAGCAGATTCGGTGTCAGCTTGGCTGACGTTATCCCACACCCAGCCTTGTGCCTGTGCCTCAGTGACGTCGGCATAGGGGGTGAAGTCCGGCGACGACGGGTCAGGGGTCAAGCCCACAGTGCCGTAGGACGAAGCGGTGTAGGTGTCTTCACCCACAGTCTCCGATGCAGTGCAGCGCCAGTGCACTACGTTAATGCCGCCCGTTGCGATGTCGTGTTCGCAGGTGGGGATAGTCCAGTCGTAAGTGATAGCCATGATTAGGCACCTCCGGTTTGTTGCGCATCAATATGCGCTTGGTAAGCGGCTTTGACTTCTGCGGTGTGAACCACAGCGGCCAGTGCCTTAATTTCGTCTGTCTCATTCGACACGTCATCCAGCGGGCCCACCACACGGCGGTGAAAGCTGCGGCTGATCTCTACGCCATCACGCTCAATGATAGTCGCAGTGCGAATTTGCAGGTGTTTAAAATCCCCGACGATCTCTATTTTGTCGTCTGCGGTGCGTTCTGTAAGTGCCATCGTTTATCTCCTTTATGGCGGTTGGACTGACTACCCTGTGATCCAACAGGGGTGGTTATGGGTTTTGTAAGTGCCATGCTTTAACCTTATGCAGCTTTGTAAGTCAGGCTAAAGTAAAAGTCGCCAAACCCAGAGGTAACGTCACTAACAAGAATATTACCCCCTGTATCAAAAAAGTTTAATGCAGATGAACCAGAGTCCAGAATGTAAGGACTTACAAGAGATGAGCTACTTACGGCTGAAGTAATTACCCCTCCACCAAGATAGTAAGCAGTTGCTCCGAAAATATCTTTTGTAGAAAACGGCAATCCCTGAACATAGAGATCATTGCCAGCGGTCATCCCTGATGTATTAATGTTTACTAATACTCCTGTTACAAAAACAAGATTACCTACTTTAGTGTAGTTACCAAGCGCAGATGAAGTAGTTCCAGTATTCCCTCCAGACGCAGCATCAGCAGGAACAGGCGTCCAAGTCCCCTCCTCATAGTCATCCAGCTTATTAGCCGA